ATGGGGCACCCAAAATTATTACATGACACAAAAGGAAATATTTCAAGCGAAGAGAAGGCAGTTCGTGTGGACGCTAGAGAAGAATTGTTTAAGCAACAACCTTTAGTGAATATCACACCCCCCGACTGGATGGCAGCGAGTGCCAGAAGTGAGTGGAAACGTGTAATCACTGCTCTAAAAAAAGATTATCCATTGAGTGAAACGGATTATGGGTCATTGGTGGCATACTGTTTAGCCTTTGCACGAGTCAAGTCTGCGGAAGCAGAAATTAAAAAGTCAGGAACGTTTGTTACTTGCGAAAATGGCGTAAAAAAAGCCAATCCAGCGGTTCGGGTTCAATCACAAGCCATGAGCGATTTGAAAAAACAAGCCACGTCATTAGGTATGACCTTAGAATCACGATCAAGACTAGCTTTGAATAAAGTGAAGAATGACGAACCCGAAGATCCATTTAAAGAGCTGATGGGATCATGAATGAATATATTCAAAAAGTCCTATCAGGCGAATTAATTACACCTAAGAAAATCGTCCAAGCTTGTAAGCGCCATATAAGCGATTTAGAGCGTTCTAAGTCAGATAGCTTTCCTTATGTGTTTGATGAAAAAGAAGCTGATAAAGCAATCAAATTTGTTGGATTATTGCCTTCTACGGATGGTAAGCGAATCAAAATGCTAGGGTTCCAAAAATTTATTATTGGTAGTTTGTATGGATGGCGAACCAAAGATGGAAATTACCGGCGATTTAATCGGGCGTTTATCAGTATGAGTCGTAAAAATTCAAAAACGTATATGGCGAGCAGTATGGCAGCCAATGCGCTGATTATGGAACAGGAGCCGGCAGAAGGTAGACAAGTTTTGTTTGTAAGTAACGCTTTGAAACAAGCTAAATTGGGCTATGATATGCTGTCTAATTCACTTAGAAACGTGGTCAAGTCTAGTAAGTTTTTAAGACCACAACTGAAAATTATGAACTCTAAGATTCAGCACTTGCCCTCTAATTCGTTCGCTATGGCACTGGCTAGTGAAACCAGCACGCTAGATGGGTTTGCACCAACAACCGCAATTCTTGACGAGTGGCACGAAGCAAAAACTCGTAAAACGTACAACGTCATTAAGTCAGGAATGACCCAACAAAAGAACGGCTTATTGTGTGTTATTAGTACCGCTGGACTTGATTTGAATGTTCCTATGTTCGCGGAATACTTGTTGTTAGATCGTGTGCTAAAAGGCGAAGAACAAGCTGACAGGTACTTTATAGCGATATGGGAATTAGATGATCCCGAAGAAATTCACGACCAAGAAAAATGGATCAAAGCGAACCCGATTTTTGAAAGCGAAGAAATCAAGAAAGTAATGATCCCAACCATTCAAGATGATGTGGACTTGGCATTGAAGCAGAACAATCTAAATGCTGTGCTGGTTAAATCATTCAACTTATGGCGACAAGCCAGTGAAGACAGCTATATGAGTGCCGAGGACTGGCAAGCAACCGAAGTAAGCAACGAAGATATTACAGGTAAGCCCGTTTATATCGGAGTGGATTTATCTAAAACAGACGACTTAACCAGTGTTTCTTGGATTGTGCCGCTAGATAATGGCAAGCTTTATTGTGATTCTCATAGCTTTGTAGCCACCAAGTATGGACTTCAAGATAAAGAAAAACGTGACGGTTTGCCTTATCGAGAATTAGAAAAGGCTGGTGAGTGTTCCATTACTCAATTAGACAGTGGGATTGTGGACTATGACCAAGTATTTCAGTTTATTCAAGATTTGATTCAAGAAAATGATTTGGAATGTATGGGGATTTGTTATGACCCGTATAACGCTAATTCGCTTATCAGTAAAGCTGAAAAAGCCAACTACCCAATGTTAGAAGTACGCCAGGGTACCATTAGCCTTAACACACCTAGTCGAACTTTCAGAGAACAGGTCTATGAGGGCAACGTGATTCATAAGAAGAATACGATTCTCACTCATGCGGTCAACAACGCCATTATCAAAGAGGATAACAATGGCATTCAGATTAATAAATCGAAGAACAGTAACAAGATTGATCCAATAGCTGCACTCATCAATGCCTATGTGTTTGCAATGGATTACTTCACCACAACGGAAGGAGCGAAAGCAGACAATGAATTTTATACAAGTGAAGAATTTTCTTTCTAATTACATTCATACCGTTCTTTTACTTCTTGGATTGGTGTGTGTATTGGTTGCAATCACCTTACTAACAAATGTCTATTATGGCTTGTTAGCGCTGGGCGTAGTGCTTATTGGGATAGCGGTCATGCTAAATACAGGACAGAAGGGAGGTTAAAAGATGGCATTTTTTAAAGCGAGACAAAATACAACGGGAGATCCTTTCTTGGATCATGTGGTAGCAATCCAATCGGATGATTACACCACCAGTTTTACAAGCGTTCGTGCATTAAGAAATAGTGATGTGTTTGCAGCTATCCGAATCATTGCCAGTGATATTGCTTCTAGTCCGATTCAATTAGTCAAAAACAATATGCCACAAGCAGATAATGCACTGGTGAAGGTACTAAACGAGAAACCTAATTCAGAAATGGACGGTTGGCATTTCAAATTTGCTTTAGCAGTCAATATGCTGTTAAACGGTAATAGCTTTGCAGAAATCAAGCGTAACGGTGAAAAGGTAGAAGAGCTTCACTTATTACCTAACTCAAGTGTAACGGTTACTCAATTAGATAATGGCACGTTGTCTTATCAGATTGGTGATAAAAAAAGACGTGTGAAGTCTAGAGATATTTTACACTTCAAGTGTTTTACTCAAGATGGATTGACAGGATTGCCTCCACTGTATGCGCTACGTGATGAAATGAAGATTCAGCAAGCTGGCAATCGAACGCTGCACAATTTCTTTACCCGTGGTGTCAGTGGTTCGGGAATTTTAAAAGTCCATAAATCAGACTTAGACGGATCGGCTAAAAATGCGATTCGGGAAAAATTTGAGGAAGCCAATGGATCAAGCAGCGGTGACAATGCACTTAGGACGATCATTCTTGATGAAACGATGGATTATAAATCTTTAGAAGTAAACACAGATGTTTTGAAGTTGGTTAATTCGAGTGATTGGACAACGAAACAAATTGCTAAAGCGTTTGGTGTACCGATTGAGCGTTTAGGCGTTGAAAATGAACACTCTAGCACGGTTCAAAGTAACTTGCAGTATATACAAAGCACGCTAATTCATTACTTTAATGTGTTTGTGAGTGAATTGGATACGAAACTTGAAACCAATATCCGTTTTAATTCCGATCAGTTGCTAGAGACTGACCCCGAAACGAAAGTTAAAAATGTGTTGGAGCAGGTCAAAGGGTCGCTACTCACAATTAATGAAGGGCGGTCGAAAATGGGGCTACCCCCAATGGATGGCGGAGATCGTTTACTAGCAAGTTTGAACTTTACGTATTTAGATACGTTGGAGAAATATCAATTAAAAGAACAGGAAGGAGTTACACCAGTTGAATAATGAAGAAGAAAAGGAAAAACGGCTGACAGAAGAAGCTGAGCTAACAGCCGATTCCCCAAAAGTGGAGAAAGAAAATGAAGCCGAACCAACAGACGGTAAAACTATTTCAGGCTATGCTTTGAAGTTTGACCATCCGTCAAAAGATTTAGGTGGTTTTGTAGAAGTAATTACACCAGAAGCCTTGAAAGAGGTGGATTTATCAAATGTGTTCTTATTGCAGAACCATGATTATAGCAAGCCTTTAGCAAGCGTTAAAGCAGGCACGTTAAAATTAAACATTGATGATGTTGGTTTACATTTTGAAGCGACTTTAAACGATACGAGCTATGCCAATGATGTGTATGAGAATGTATCAAAAAAAATTGTTGGACTCAATGAGTTTTGGTTTTGTGTTAGGGATCGATTCCTTCGACAAAAAAGAAGATGGCGAGGTAGTCCGATCCATTGATAAAATGAAAGCCTTAAATGAAATCAGTGTTGTGACCGTTCCTGCTTATGATTCATCAAATGTCCAAGTTAATAAGCGTTCCTATGAAACGTTTATGAGTAATAACCAAGCAAAACAAACAAACAATAGCTTAGAATCCACTTCTAAAGCACAAAAGGAGAGTAATAACATGGAAAAAACTTTAATCGATAACGAGAAAACAGAAATGCGTGGGTATGAAGAATATATCCGTTCACAAGGAGAAGTTCGTGAAGGAGTCGCTACTGTAAATGCAGCGGCAGTTGTTCCAGAAGAAGTCATTGGTGAAGTCTTTGATTTGAAACGTTCAAATTATAACTTAGCTCAATATGCAACAGTGAAAACAGTGTCTAACGGACAAGGAAAGTATCCAGTGGCTACTAATCAACAAGCAGTGTTAGCGACAAAAGCTGAACTAGCAGAAATTGACGATATTGACGCTGAAATGTTCACACAAGTGGAATATAAAGCCGAAACAAGAGCTGGAAAGATTGCCTTGTCTAATGAAGTTGTGGAAGATTCAGCAGTAAATATCGTTCAAGAAGTCAAAGATCAGTTAGCGAAATTGGTTGAAAATACCGACAATAAGCATATCGTGGATTTGTTGAAAACATTCACCAAGAAAACGGCTGCTACGTTGGACGATTTGAAACAACTATACAATGTGGCATTAGACCCAGCATTAAATAAAATGGTAATTCTAAACCAAAGCGGATATAACCACCTAGATACATTGAAAGATTCAGATGGACGTTACATTTTACAACCCGATGTGACAGCGCCTAGTGGTAAATCATTGTCCGGTATGCCAGTAGTATTGATTGCAGATACATTGTTTGCCAATCCTAAAGCTGGAACATTCCCTATGATTATGGGGGATATTGCACAATCTATCTTTGTTGCTCGTAGAAATCAAGTAACGACTCAATGGGAAAAATTCGATTACTACTCACAAGGGCTTGCAGTGATCGTTCGCAACGACTACAAGAAAATTGATGAAAATGCTTCAGTGTATATTGAGTTTACGCCAGCGACACAAGGTTAAAAAAATAATGGGCGGCGGTTAATCCGCTGCCTTTTTAATTAGGAGGGATCAAGTGGTAAAAATAGAAGACTTAAAAAATAGCTTACGGATAGACCATAATTTTGATGACGATTTATTGCAGCAATTACTAGATACTGCTGCACAATACGTTATCAGCGCCATTGATTCAAAAGCAGAAGAAGGCGTCATAGAAGCTTACCAGCAGTTTGATTGGTCAGTGTCGTTACTTACTCAACATTGGTATGAGACAAGGGACACGCCAAACAGTGACCGTATGCCAGTAACGGTACAAGCCCTGATCCAGCAAATGAGGGGGGCTATATTATGCCGATCATTAAAAATGTAAATGAATTAAACGAACGAATAGATGTAATCACAGTAAAGCCTAAACCAGGGCCAATGCCTGGTGAAGATGTTGAAACAATTATTTTTAGTTGCTGGGCTAAAATACGCACACAAAATATCAAAGATGTAAAAGAAATGGCTGGAACAACGTATGATGACACTTTGGAAATAGTTATTCGGCAAGATCAAAAACAAACCATATCCACCAAGATGATTATTGGATGGCAAGGTAACAAATATAATGTGGTAAAAGTCAATCCTGATACAGCTTTTAAAGAGTATATGGTCTTGTTAGTAAAGCAAAAACAATAAAGATTACAGTTGTAAACGATGCTGGAATTTAGTATAATATAAGTAGTAAACGAAGGGGTTGGCTGCCTGAATTTTGCAAGACTTAGCTAGTCGAAATCTATTGTTGGACTGAAAATTGTAGGTGTGGTTGCAAACATGCTGGACTAGGAAAGATGATAGATTAAGAACGTTCAAAACCGACAACTGTCGGGGCTATGCTTTTTTTGCTAGAGGGAATGCAGAAATTAGTTTTAGTTCAAAAATTGTTTTTCATAAGGTGAACCATTGTTGACAGTAGTTAATGAGTGGTCACGAATTGTTTTAAATTCGTTTGATAATTTTAATGGGCACGTCCTTTATGGGCGTGTTTTTTTGCTATAATGAAATGAAAAAGGAGTGTTAGAATGGGAGTTTTAGATAATATATCTCCATTAAAAGAGATTCTTATTGGTGTCAACAATGCAGAAGCAGTTGGAATGCTTATGGAATTACAACAACAAGCCTATGCTATATTAGACGAAAACAGAGAGTTAAGATTGAAACTAGAGGAAATTGAAAGATTGGATGAAATTTCACATCAATTAACCTTTAAAAATGACGCTTACTTTTTACAAAATGACAAAGAACCGTATTGTGTAAAATGTTGGGATTCAAATCGTCAATTAGTTCATCTGACAAATTCAAGTAGAGCTATGACTCGTCAGGGAAATAAGGTTTGTTCCAATTGTAAAAGTTATTTTAATGTTGCCCCCAGCTAAAAAAAGCTATCTAAAAACTATCTATTTGTAAAAATAGTTGAGAATATACGAATTTTAGAAGATAACTTTTAGAGATTTTTTATTGATATAACAGTATTTGTGCGTATTTAGATAGAAAATCGTTAAATGGAAGGGTCTGTGGGGTAAGAACCTATTTATAAGCTAGAAACCTTGTGAGATGGGGTTTCTAGCTTTTTTCTTTTGTCAAAAACAGGCGAGGTCTGTCTAAAGGTCTGTCTCTTTGAAAACAATCCCTTAGCAATACGCCGGATTAAAGAGATTGCACCAGAAAAGAAAAAAAGAGACACTTGAAATTGAACCAGATGAAAGTGAGCTTTTTAAGGATAAAATGCGCCAGATCGTTTCAGAATATAAATTTGAGAAATAAATTAGTTGCAAAAATAACGAAAATTAAGTGGAAAGGTCAAACAGTCGAATATGAGGTTACCAGATTTGATGACTGTGAGAAGACTATGAATGTGTCTGTAATTGAACAAATTAGAAAGTCCGTCTTTAGGGTGGGCTTTTTTGATATACTTGAAAAAAGAAGGTGATGACATGGGTCAAGTGAATTATATTTTTTATTCAATTGGCGGTTATTTTGGAGGGCATGAAACTATATACTTGGAACGAGGGGAGATCGAAACGAAGCTTTCCCTGCGTCACTGGATGAAAGAACCGGAAACAAAGTCTAAGCCTGTGGATTACTTTGATGAAGTGCTGGCTGACATTGAGAAGATTATTAAAAAGTGGGATGCCGAGTACTTCGATCCTGATGTTATAGATGGAACACAGTGGGAAATATTGCTCTCAACTCATTCAAAAGAAGAAACTGATCGCCTGGCGGATGAAACTGAAAAGATTGAGGATATCACAGGGGTTAGGGTTAGCAGTGGATCTAATGACTACCCTAAGAACTTTAGAAAGCTAGAAAAGTATATGGAGAGGTTAAGAGATGGATATTGACAGGTCAGATTATCAAAAAATACTCCAAAGCTCAATGAATAGTGCAAACATCCTTCGAGATAGCTTTGATCGAATAAAAAAATTGAAGCTCAGAAGACAGCTGCCGCTTATCAAGCGGATTTAGAAGTTGTTAAACAAAGTAAAGTCCTTAGAGAAATTGCTGATAATACGGTGTATCTTAAAGACCTTGTAACGATTGTGAGAGACATCAAACTGAATGGAGATGAACCAAACCTTATTTTAAAAGCAGTCTATAATATATCAGAATCTCAGACCAAGGAGGAGGATGCAACTAACTTGTCTAAGGCGACGGCAAAAACAAGGCGGCACTGGATCAGCTGGTTTTATCAAAGTTTATCGGGATGGGACAGTTGAAGACGTCTTAGAATAAACAGTTGTTTCGATGAAAACATTGCGTCAAAAAAGGGGTTTTTCATCAAAGAGTGTTGGTGAGCTTTCAAACGGAATAAAATGCAGCAAATCTCAAGCGGAGAGTGATGCCCGCTTGAGATTTTTTGTTTTGAGAAAATGGCTCTTTTTAATTTTTGAGCGGCAGATGATAAAAATTTTAAAATACGGTTTTTCTTCTCTTTCTTGTCGGTTTTTTTCGATACTTGTTCGCGGAATTCAAGGCGAAAAGAGCAAAAAAAGACATGTTGAAACAGAGAAGATTAGAAAATGCTGATTTCTGCAAGCTCTCAGGGAAAGGCAAAACTTGCTTGCGAAGTGATTTATCCCTAAAATGTAGAAAACATAACCGAATGGAGAAATCAGCATGAACCTTAATCCGCACGATATTAAGCTAGTTGCCGCAGATATGGACGGTACGTTTGCGCGCAGCGATTATACTTACGATGTTGCTAGATTCAAGGCGGCTTTGTCGCGGATGAAAGCGGCAGGATGCCAATTCGTGATCGCGAGCGGGAACCAATATTATCAGCTGCGTGCGCTTTTTCCGGGGTATTACGATGAACTGAGTTTCGTTGCCGAAAATGGGGCTTTTGTAAAAGAGAAAGAAGAACTTGTTTTTTCAGCGGAGATGTCAAGAGCGGCGATATTAAAGGTCCTCGAATTATGCAAAGCGCATCCTGAAGTGAAAAATGTGATGTGCGGACTGGAAAGTGCGTATTGCGAGCGAGGAACAGTGAGCCAAGAATTTTTTGAACTGACCAATATCTATTATCATCGGCTGAAATGGGTCGATGATTTTGCCCAAGTCGATGATCAGATCCTGAAATTCGCACCGACTGTCCCGGCGGAAAAGACGGCATATTATTGCGATTTATTTCACGAGAAATTGAAGGGATCATTAGTTCCAACCAGCAGCGGGCATGGATCGATTGATTTGATCATCCCTGGTTGCCACAAAGCTGCAGGTCTAAAAAGGCTAGTGAAGCGCTGGGGGATCGCGCCAGAACAATGTGCTGCGTTTGGTGACGGCGGAAATGATCTGGAGATGTTGAAATACTGCGGCAGCGGGTACGCGATGGAGAATGCACCGGATGATGTGAAAGAAGCGGCCGATTTTGTTTGTCCGTCGAATAATGAGGACGGCGTGCTCGTGACGTTGGATCAGCTGTTTCCGATTGGTTAAGATTCTGCAGCAAGAATCTGCAGCAAAAAAATCCTAGGAAAAATTTCCAGATCTAAAGATGTTGAAGCCTCAATGTCTTTAGGTCTTTTTTTGTGCTATCACTCAAAGATGAACTATGTTATATTTAAAAAAGGTTGTTTTTATTGATCAAAAAGGAGCGGGTATTATTGAGTGAGTATCGGTATATTTTGTCGTTGTATCAAAAGTCTAAGAACTATGAGCGGAACGTCATCTTTGTTTCATTGGCCTTGCTGATCGCTGCAGGCATTTTTGTATCGCTAGACCTCGTGCGGGTCGCCCCATTTTTGATTTTCGCGGGCACGATGACTGTCGCGCTTATTTATGCTGTTCGAACACGCGTGGAAAGCAAAAATTACGAGAATTTGAAAAAATATTTAGAAAAAAACGATCCGGAAATCATGCAGAATGAGCGGCTGGTCTTTTTTATCGCCTATCAGCTGGACAGCTACTTTACGCAGGAATCAGCCGAACTGATCGATGATCTATTGGATGATGACAAGCAAAACGATGAAAAGGCGCAGAATAAGCTGGCCGAGATCATCGCGGAAATCAAAGATTATTATGAGTATGTATCGGTCGACAATACGTTAGATGAAAACATCGAGATCTCGCTTCAATGGTATCGCGATTCAAAAGAAAATCGCAAAAGAGATTTCGTTTAAAAAGGGGAGAAATTCGTGAAGTTGAGTCGGGAAACCATCGCAATTATTTTAGCATTCATCACCGCGGGTTCCGTGATGACTACAGTTGATGCCGAAGCTTATCAAACGGTTTATAAAGAGCATGATCGGCAGGAACAAAAAATTCAAAAAGTGTTGGCTTCAGAGTTTGTTTCAGCGAAGCAGGAAGAGCAGCTCAAAAAAGATTTAAAAGCCATCGAACAAGCAGAAAAAAAAGAGACCCGTCATTCGCTACGTTCGCGCTTAGCTGAGGAAAAAGCACTGATCGCAAAAATCCAAAAAAGTGCCGCTGCCAAAGAAGCGCAAGCAGCGCAAACAGAATTGGCGAAACTGACAGACACGGTCACCACTCTAGAAAAGAAAAAAAGCAGAAGCATTTATCGATGCCGATGA